ATTCATGAATAACGAAGTTTAGAATGCACAGCATCTTTGATTTGATTATAGTCGGAATAATTAGATCCGTCAATAGTATTACTATCGTCAAATACTTCCTGATAACCAGATCTTTCTAAGATCTTATTCTTAATTTCTAATTGTCTTTTCTCTCTTTGAATACGTCTAAGAAAAGCATAGTGAATAATCTGAGTGAAATAAGCAAAAGGGTTCTGAGATTTTTCAGGATTAAAGTTATGAATATACTGAACACAATTTTCTATACCATCAGAAATCATATCTTCCTTAAACATATAATTAACAAAATTAGGTTTAAAGGAAAGATGATTAGCAATCTTTAAAAAACACTCACCAACATAACGAGGAATAGGTGGCTTGGGTAATCCTTTAATTTCTGCTATTTCTCTATCTTCTCGAAGCTTAACTAATGCCGTTAGGAACTCTTTATTATTAACATAATGTTCAGCCCTTGCTTTTCTTCTAGCCATAGTTCCCCGTTTAAACATTAGATATCTCACTCATATGTATGTATTCTAACATTTTTACCTTCACTTGACAAGTTCTTAATAACCACATAGAATGACTCTGTTAGGGTTAATCGGGAGAGCTCTTAGTATTATTATTTTTATATATTTTTTCTAGAATTTCTTTTGTATCATCAACTCTTCCTAAGAATCCCATTTTACGACTCATTTTAGATTGTCCATGCTTCTCTTCAGCAGTATCTCTAATGAAAGATTGATACATATGAATCATTTCAACATCTGAAGATTCACTTAGAGTAAGAATATCATTCATATTAAGAATAAAAAGATCTTCATTACTAGTCTTTAACCAAGGTTCTACTTTGTAACCAATTAGACCACCACTTTTATGTTTGATTTCAGATACTGTAATTGGATGAGATACTATAAGCATTGTTCTACCTTCTTCTTCTGAAGGAGCAACCTTACAGAATATCTCTTCCCCGTTTTTAAATTTAAGTGTTGCGTAGAAATCGTCTTCCATTATTTCTTTAATTGTATTGTGATTATCTCATAATTAAAATTCTCTTCGTTATAAATTTTAATACGTTCAATAAGATGATTTAAAGTGTAATTCTTTTTGGAGTTTTTAGTGCAATCGTCAGCTATATCGTATAGAATTGCTTTAATTTTGTTTGCTCCTTTTCTAAGTACTCTCCCAATGCTTTGGAGATTTCTAATTCTCGATTTTGACGGTGAGGCAAAGATAATGTTATGGAGATTCCGAATATTAATGCCTGTAGAAAATGTCCCATAAGAAGCAACGATAATTGCATTGTTTTCTCTTTCGGTTATTTCCCGAACCAATTCTCTTTGTTCAACATCCACTCCACCATGGACAAAGAATACTCTTCTATCATCTTTCTTATTTGTATTTATCTTTTCATATAATACTGCACCATGAGCTTCCACTCTAGAAAATAATATAAGAGTATTTCCTTTTAAATCCAAAGTTAAATTCTTTATAAAATTATTTCTCTGTTCGTGAGTAATTAAATATTCAATTTCATCTTGATAAGTTTCAAATTTTTGAGGAGGATGTTTAAGAACTAAACATTGAATATCAAGTTGAGCAAGATGTCCTTGTCTTATTAATTCATCAGTTTTTGTTACCTTATAAGAAGGTCCAAACAATCCTTCTAATACCCATTTATGTGTTTGTGAACCATCTAGAGTTCCAGTAAAACCATAACGATATTTTGCATCTGCAAGTTTTGTCATTATAGATATAAGTGATTTACTCTTAAATAAATGAGCTTCATCACCTATTGCTACACTATATTCTTTAAAAAACTTTCTATCTAATTTATAGACAGATTGCCAAGTAGTAATAGTAACTGGATATTCATTTGTCTTCTCTTTACCTGCATATATTAAGTGACAATATGACTCAGCGTTCCAGCCATAATCTTGAAAATCCTTGTACATCTGCTCTACAAGAGATGTCGTGGGAACAACTAAAAGAATTTTTTCTCCTTTATCCACATAATACCTTACGAGGGTATAAATCATCAGAGATTTTCCTGATGCAGTGGGGCTTATCAATAACTTTCTATTATGCTTTAAGGCATCATATACTCCCTCGATCTGGTATTTCCTGGGAGAATGATGACAAATAGCACTCATATAATCTTTAACACCTTCATATGATATGCCATCATTTACTTCATAAGGTGTTCCATAATAATTATTATTTTCAAACCCATAGGAGTAATCATGTCGTTTGCAAAAGGCAATAATCTTATCAAGTAATCCTACATATATCTGTCCGTTAGATGTTGAAAATAAACGAATCTTTCCATCCCAATACTTATTACGATATTGAGGCATAAACTTTGCACCTTCAACATCAAAAGTAAAGTGATCCGATAGTTCCATAAAGACATGCGGTTCCGCATTCACCTTTAAAAAAACTTCATTCTTCTTTTCTATAACAACATCCGTCCTCAAATAAATCCATGCATCTATAGGTATTTATTTGGGTTGTAAAGCCCCTACAGCAACTCTTTTATTACTTGTAGATAATAACCCTTCATGCGATAAATGTGCTGGAAAATAAACTATTTTTCCTTTCTTCGGTGTAATTCTATATTCTTTATTATTCTTAAGATAAACAACTGTATCTCCATCAGCATCATTCAAATATACAATAAAAGAATATTTCTCAGTTCGTTTATGATCATGTAACTGTTGATATCCATTAGAATAATAATGAATTAGATGTACATGATGTAAATCTTTTATATCAAAATGTTTTTTTAGAATCTCTTTTTTATATGAATCATTTAAATATGTTATTATATTCGCTGTTTGATATCCATTTTTAGTACAATTGGGATTCTTTAAAGATGGTAAATTCTTCATACTGAAACTTAAAAGATTATTTAAATAATCAATTGTTTCTAAATGTATCTTATCACTAAAAATACCAGTTCCTATTCTAAACATAATTATCCCAATCCAGAATTAAATCTCATGAACTCAATTGCATTCTTTATTTGAAAGGTTCTGTTCTGAACTACTTTAAGAATGCTTTCAAGGTATACTAACATTGTATCATAATAATCTATCTTTAGAGAGGTATTAGACAGTTTCTCATCTGCATCCAAATACTTCTGCATAGTATCCTTATCCCTTATTTTCTTACCAAAGGGATTTTCTACATAAACTTCTGGGGATGCTTTCCCACTAAAATACTCATACCGTTCATGACGGATATTCTTCCTTTGCTGTTCTGCTTTCTTTCTTAAAAGGAATATAGTATTATATAATTCAAAATATTTTGCATGAAGAGAAGGGATGTTCAATGATTCTTCGTGTAGATTATCTCTGTCTATCTTTGCATCTTTTTCCCACATCTCTTGAATTGCTTCAAGACTTAGACTCATAAATCAGTGCCACTTAAATTAGTTATATTGTAAATAGTATACTTGAAACCTACCTCTGCTGTAAAGTAGTTTATATCTGTCTCTGTAGCATCAAATTGTAAGGTTGTCAAAGAGTAAGGCCATAGATCACTAAAATTAATTTTAAATAAAGGATTTTGACTGCTACCCAATACAGTTAATGTGCCATCAGAATAGATATCCATCAACCCTGAGTCTGTATTATTACCAATACCTGTCTCTTCTTTTTGTAAATCATATATCTCCTTTAAAGTTTCTGGATATCCCAATCCACGTATCCAGTTTTGCAATTCCATATAATTCTTAAGATCTTCATCCACCAAGAATCTAAGATTAAAATCATCAAATATTATATGATCACCAGGAACTGGAATCTCTTTTAAATATGTTGGTTGAGTTGCTTCTCCTAAAGTTATTCCTGGAACATTTGCTGCATTACTAAAGAAAGCAACTTTAGGTGCTCTATTAAGAACTAACTGGAAACCAGTAGGTGCCAGAAAGTTTCTATTTTCTATCTGCCTTTTATAAGCATTTGATACTTGATATGAATTTGCCATTATTCAGTTCGTGCCATTTGTTCTTCAAGCTTTTCCTTTGCTGCCTTTATTCCAGCAAGTCTTACTTCTAATGCATCCTCATAACGATGAAGCATTTTAAGTTTCCATTTTTGGCGGTCTTCTTGACTCATCTTATTTTTACAGAACATAGGTAGAAAGCAGGTCTCCTTATTTATTTATAGATCTTTGTGTAAAATCAATACCTTCCATATGGTCATACTCATGTTGAAATATTCTTGCAATAAACTCTTCTAATTTTATTTTATGCATTTTTTTATTTTCATCTTCATATTTTACCACAATAGTACTAGGTCTGGGTATATCTAAAAATAATTCAGGATAAGATAAACATCCTTCCTCCATTTCAACACTGTCTTTTGAATACTTTATAATCCTTGGATTGAAACAGATAAGAGTATCCATTGTTTCCATATCTGCAGTCATTATAAATGCTCTTTCTTTTATACCAAGTTGATTAGCAGATAAACCCACTCCATTATGAAATAACATATTCTCCTTCAATATGTCAGACAATTCTTTTCGATCCAAATTATAACTACATTTTTTAATTTTATTATGTAGTAAAGGATCATCTGATGGTATTAAATTCTTTACCATGCTATATTTATTATAGCATAAATATAGTTTTTAAACTCTGAGGGAA